AAATAAGCTGACAAGCCCCAAGCGTGTAGGTTCGCTTGGGGCTTGTCTTTTGCTAGGATTATGGCAACAGAGGGAGAACCTACCAATGGGCAAATCAGGCAACCCAGCCAGAAGTGAAAAACTAAAGGGTACTGTTTCAGTATTCTCAAACTCGCCAGGACAGCCAACCGGCTATGGCCAAGCTACCGATGCACTTGTCAAGCTACTAAAGCGACAAGGTGCCAATGTTGCAGCTCTAAGCAACTATGGGCATGAGGGCATCAACACAATTTACAACACAGAGTACGGCGAGATTCCTATCTATGCCAGAGGCTCAGAGGCTTACAGCAACGATGTTGCACCAGCTCACCACAAGCACTGGAAAGCTTTGAACGACAAGCAACCAGACTTGATGATTACCCTTTACGATGTTTGGGTCTTGAACTCTAAGGCTTATGACACTATCCCGATTGCAAGCTGGACACCGATAGACCATAACCCAGTCCCACCTGGTGTTTTGCAGTGGCTAAAAAAAGAAAATGTCACACCTTTAGCCATGAGCAAGTTTGGCCTAGATCAACTCAACAAGGCAGGTGTTGAGGGGCACTATGTCCCTCACAGCATTGACACCAAAGTATTCAAGCCAACCACTCACATCCTCGATGAGCTGGTGCAACAGTTTATGGGCTTTGAGGATGACCGCTTTGTTGTCGGTATGAACGCTGCTAACAAAGCATCTGGAATCATCCACAGAAAAGCCTTTGGCGAGAACATGATGGCCTTTGCAATGTTGTGCCGAAAATACCCTGATGCCATCCTTTACATCCACACCGATGCCAGCTCACAGCATGGTTGGAACCTCATGGCTCTAGGGCAGATGCTAGGTATCCCAACAGACAACATGGCTTTCCCCGACCCACTGTCTTACCGATACGGCATGAGCCAAGAGATGCTGGCAGGTATCTACTCATCCTTTGATGTCTTGCTGGCAACCAGTTATGGCGAGGGCTTTGGTGTTCCAACAGTCGAGGCTCAAGCGTGTGGTGTGCCAGTCATTGTGAGCAACTTTGCTGCCTCACCCGAGCTAGTTGGAGATGGTTGGGTTGTTAGTGGTCAGCCACTCTACGATCCAGCCCAGCACTCATTCTTTACTATCCCATCGGTGCCTGAAATCTTTGCTGCACTTGAGGAAGCCTACAAGCGTGGCAAGGGTAAGTCAGACAAGGCTATTGAGTTTGCCCAGCAGTTCGACCATGAAAAGGTTTGGAAAGATAACTGGATGCCAGTGCTTAGAAACCTACTAAAGTGATTGCTTGGATAAGCCACCATCTGCCTGAGTATTGGGATGGCAAGCTTGTCGGTGGGGCTGAGATGACCGATGCCACCTTGCTGGCCGATGCCCCTGTTGAGGTCAAGACCTTCCTGCCTAACCAGTGGAAAGAGGCAATGGACTATGACCAGATAGTCATTACTGGCACAGACTTACTTAGCCCTTATGCAATGTTGCAACTGGCAAAGAAAAAGCCTGTTGTTGCAGTCCATCACCAGCAGACCCAGAACGAGTACCGAGCCACACTTATCAACTCAGCCAAGACCTTTATCTGCCACACACCTAAGCACCTAGAGCTAGAGCTATCTTGGACCAGCCCTAAGTCAAGCACTTGGATCATCAGCCCTCATGACCCTAGCTTGTTTACTCAAAAGCCCAAAGAGGATTTTGCTTTGTGGGCTGCAAGGATGCATCACCAAAAGGGTCCAGAGGAAGCTAAAGCATGGGCATCAAACCAAGGCATCCCTCTAGTGATGATGCATGACAAGACAAGGGCAGAGGTGCTAGAGGCTATGAGCCGAGCCAGTCACTTTGTCTTTTTACCTAACGGCTTTGATGCCGAGCCTCGCACAATTATCGAGGCAGTCCTATCAGGTTGCCAGGTTGTCACTAACGACTTGGCTGGTGTCAGTTCGATACCAAACTGGCGTGACCCACAAGTCTTGACCGAGCTAATCACTAACTCTAAGGATTTATTTTGGCAAACAGTCCTACAGTAGGCATCTGCTCAAGTCTGTTTGGCACTGGCTACTCAGGCTTTTACCCTCGATGGTGGGCAGGGGTCAAGTCACTAAACAAGCAACCAGCCGAGATAGTTATTGTGCATGACCCTGACAACAAGGCTGAGGTGTTGGACTCTATCCCACAAGATTACAAGTCAATAACAAAGACAATAGAGATGACCGGCACTTACCCAGACTTTAGGCTTGCAATGTATAGAGGGCTCAAGACCGACTGGCTATCAGTAGGCGATGTTGATGACCAGTATCTATCAGGTGCCTTTGACGAACTAGATCAGGCTGATGCCGAGGGCTGTGACATCTACATTGACAAGGTGCAATTCAAGCATGACAGCTCAATCTTTGAGGGCACTTGGCAACCAGACCAGATACCTTACAGAATGACCTGCCCAGGCAATGCCCCTATCAAGCGTAAGCTCTATGAGAAAACAGGCGGTGCAAGAGGTGGCAGTTTCTACGATGACTGGGAGCTATACATCAGGTGTGTTGCTGCTGGTGCCAAGCCTTTTCACGCCTCAACTGTTAGGCTGATTCACGACCTCGGCCATGACAGAGTGACACTCAGCGGTGTCAACAGGCCAAGTATCAACGACAGCATCGGGCAAGATGCGATTGCCAGAGTTCGACAAGAGCTTGGCTTTTAGAGAGGAAACCATGAAGGTAGGAATCACAGGCGGTCAGGGCTTTATTGGCTCATGGGTTGCAGAGGAACTTGTCAGGCGAGGCCACTCGGTCTTGAGCCTTGACCACCGAGTACGCACTCACGCCGACAATGTAATGCTTGGAGATGTCAGGGATGAAACAGCAGTCATGGAGTTTGCTGCTCATGTTGACGGCATCATCCACCTAGCAGCAGTCTTAGGCACAGTCGAAACTATTGACCGACCCTTGCCAGCAGCACAAATAAACATTATTGGAACCCTCAATGTATTCGAGGCTGCTTCACGCTATGACCTGCCAGTTGTCTTTGCTGCTGTCGGTAATGCCAACATTGCTAGGGGAACCTACTGCATAACCAAGTCAGCCTCAGAACGCTTTGTCGAGATGTACCGAGAGGACCGAGGGCTTAGAGTCACAAGTGTCAGACCCATGAACGCCTACGGCCCAAGGCAGTCAGCCCCAGAACCTTATGGATCTGCAAAGGTCCGAAAGATTGTACCTAGCTTTGTTTGCTCTGCCCTAGCTGGTGACCCACTTATGGTTTATGGCGATGGCACTCAGGTCAGCGATTCAATCTGGGTGGGCGATGTTGCCAGAGTGTTTGTGACTGCCCTAGAAAAGGCAGCAGAGGGAATCATCCCAACCCACCCAATAGATGTTGGCAATGAGAACCCAACCAGAGTGCTTGATGTTGCCAATGAGGTTATCAAGAATGTGCCAGGTGCAACACTTGATACTGTACCGATGAGAGCTGGTGAACCCTTTGGTGGTGCAATGAGCACTCAGGCAGACTTGCTCAAAGTTGTCGAGGCAGTCAAGTCAGCTAACCCAAACCTTAGACCTGTGGATGTTAGGCGTGTTGTCCGAGAGCTTGGCACAGTAGTAAGTGCAGACATCTCAACCCTTGACTTTATAGGAATTGACCCAGCCAGTTTCAAACCATTATCCGAGGGCATTGCCGAAACTGTTGCTTGGTTCAAAGCCAACAGGGGCATTACTTGGGATACTTTTCAGCAAGTAGAATAGGACCACTATGGCAATCACAAATGGCTACGCCTCTTTAGCTGATGTAAAAGCAGCCCTCAGAATACCTAGTGCAGACACACTTGACGATGCTCTACTAGAAACAGCGATTGAGTCTGCCTCAAGGATGATTGACAGCTACACAGCTAGGACATTCTCCAACGCTGGAACTGCTGTTAGAAACTTTGCTGCTACCGATTCCCTCAACCTAATCATTGACGATGCGATCAGCGTGACCACAGTTCAATCAACCGATGAGATTGGTGACACCTACACAACTTGGGCTGCTACTGACTACCAGCTTGAGCCTCTCAACTCTCGCTCTGATGGCTTGTATATGCCATACACCGGAATCAGAGCTGTGAATGATTACACTTGGCCAGTAGTTGACCAGCAAGCACTTTGCCGAATCACCGCTGTTTGGGGTTGGGCTGCTGTGCCGACTGCTATCAAGCAAGCAACGATCATCCAGTCATCAAGACTTTTTAAGCGTTTGGATTCGCCCTTGGGGGTCCTCGGCATGGGTGACCTCGGGCAAATCAGAGTGAGCCGATACCTTGACCCAGATGTCGAGCAGTTGGCGATGCCTTTTAGAATCATGAGGAACTTTAGCTAATGAGCATCACCCTAATTAGGGAAGCCCTAGCTACCAACCTTGCAACCATCTCTGGACTACGCACATCCGCTGATGTGCCTGACCTACCTAACCCACCTATTGCCATTGTTGCTTTGAGATCTGTCACCTACGATGGAGCCTTCAATAAAGGCATGACAACTTACAACTTTGCAGTGACAGTCATTGTTGGCAGGGCTGCCGAGCGTGTGGCACAAAGCAGGCTCGATGCCTACATCAGCACAGGGGCAAGTAGTGTCAAAAGTGCAGTAGAATCAGATAGTACTCTCGGTGGCAATGCCTACGACTGCCGAGTTGTTTCAATGGACTCAGTTGGTTCATTGAGCATCAGCGACACAACATACCTGGCTGCCGACTTTACAGTCACAGTCATAGCAAACTAGGAGAAATAAATGGCAAAGTTTTTTGCACAAGACTACAAGATTACAGTTGGCACAACCAACCTGTCATCAACAATCAACTCGGTGACCCTTGACATCACAACCGATGAAATCGAAACAACATCTTTTGGCAATACTTACAGAACGAGGATTGGGGGGTTAAGAGACGCATCAGTATCTCTTGACTTCATGCAGGACTTTGCTGCTGGCTCTGTTGACGCTCTATTGTTCCCACTTATGGGATCAACTGTTGCAATCAAGATTGCCCCGACATCAGGCACAGTCACCGCAACCAACCCTGAGTACCGCTTTGATGCTCTAGTGACCCAGTACCAGCCTTTTGCTGGCAGTATCGGTGATATTGCAAGCCTAAGTATCCAGTGGCCTGTGACCGGTGAAGTTGTGCGTGGCACAGCTCCATCCGCATAGTAAGCTCAGAACATGAAAATAAACCTACAAGTAGAGTACAGCGACAAGCCTGGTGAAACCAAAGAGGTTATCTGCCTAGCATCTGACATGGTGAAGTTTGAGTCCAACTTCAACATCTCCATTGCCAACCTAGACAAAGACCTCAAGATTACTCACCTGCTTTTCCTAGCTTGGGCAAGTGAAACACGCACCAAGGCAACTGCTAAGACCTTTGATGACTGGGTTGATGGAGTTGTATCTGTCGCTGCATCCGATGACCCAAAAGCATAAAGGGTCTAGGTGACCAATCAGCTCATTGGTTTATAGCATCTCTGGCAGTCGAAACTGGCATCAGTCCAAGAGAGTTGTTAGAACTTGATGAGAGGATGCTCTGGACCATCAGCAGGTATCTGATTTTTAGGAATCAGAGTCGCACTCAAAAAAGATAAGCCCCCGAAAGGGGGTTTTTCTTTTGGGTAGAATAGAGCTTGTTATCCAATCTAGGAGTCCTCATTGGCCAGCCCAATTACCACCATCAGAGTGCAAGGTGTCAAAGAGATGCTGCAACTACTAGATGCTGTGCAACCAGGCTCAATCAAGGAACTACGCAAAGACATCCGACAGATCGCAGAGCCAGCAGTTTCAGCTATTAGATCTAACCTGCCATCAACCTCACCTCTGTCGGGCATGAACCACTATGGCCGCACTCGCTTTGCCGGTGCCAAGGTCAATGCTCAACTGCTACTTGGCAGGGCTATAAACAGCGACACAATCCCACTTGTCAGGTTGCAGGTTGTATCTCCTGGCGATGCAGTAGGTCTTGAGATTGCTGACATGGCTGGCCGAAAGACAATGATGCATGGACCTCGCATACCCTACGAATACAAGGGCAGGGGTCGCATCGGTGGCTCAGGCAGACAAAGGCCAACCAAGTCAAGGTCAGTTGTTAGGCGTGGTCAAACCGCATCCTTCCAATACAGAATCACCGGACAAGGTAAGGGCATGACCGACAACCTCGGTGGAGTTCCATCTCGCTACATCTACCCAGCACTAGCTGGCAAGGTTGACGGCATTGCTGCCGACATGATGAGAACCATAGAAAAATACTCAGAGAAAATCAACTACAAGCTTAAGGTTCGCTAATGGCAATTAGAATCCCCATACTCACCAGCTTTGACCCTAAAGGCCTAAAGCAAGCAAACGCTAGTTTTGCCCAGCTTCAAGGATCTATCAGCTCATTAGGCAGAAACTTTGCTGTTGCCGGTGTGGCTATCGGTGCTATCGGAGTTGGTCTGGCCAAGACTGTCCAGACAGCATCGAGCTATTCCGAATCAGTCAACGCTGTAAATGTTGCTTTTGGTAAGTCAGCTCAAGGCATCATTGACTTTGGAAAGACCGCTGCAACAACCCTTGGTGTATCTCAAGTTGACTTCAACAATGCAGCAGTTAGGTTCTCTGCCTTTGCCGAGCGTATTGTCGGCTCTGGTGGAGATGCCTCAAAGTTCATTGCCGAGATCTCCACTCGTGCCAGCGACTTTGCCTCTGTTTTCAACATCGAGGTCTCTGAGGCTTTACAGGTATTCCAGTCTGGTCTTGCAGGTGAGGCAGAACCCCTAAAGCGTTTTGGTATCAACCTTCTTGACTCAGAGGTCAAAGCCTATGCGATGGCTAATGGTATTGGTGCAGTTGGTAAACAGCTAACTGAAACAGAAAAGGTACAGGCTCGTTATGGCTTGCTTATGCAAGCAACCAACAAGACCTCTGGCGATTTTGCTAACACCTCTGATGGACTTGCTAACCAGCTAAGGATTCTAAACGCTGAGGTAAGCAATACCCAGATTGAAATTGGCACCCAGTTGCTTCCAGTA